GGTTGGGATCGTGGCCTCGACTGCGGCGGCCTCGACGACTGGTGCGTTTTCCATTGCTGGTGTCTCCTCTTGTGGGGTCTCTTGTTCAGTATTGCCGATTTCTTCTTCGGGTTGGTGGATACTTGCCGCGACTTCGGTGATGGCGGCTGCGTCACCAAATGCTCCGACGGGTACGAGCGACAGCTCTACCCAGTCGGCGGCCTTGACGATCATGGTGCCGTCGTCGTCGTAACTGAAGTCGGTGGGGGTTACGCCGATCGATACCTGGTCAATGACGCCTTCGGAAAGCATGATCATGGCGTCCTGGCCTTGGCTGGATGCTGAGATTTTGGCGGTGAACAGCATCCCCTCGGGGCTGTCGACGCGCTCGGTAACGACACCGACGGGCATTGTGCTGTCGTGATACATGAACAGGCGCGGTGCCTTGCCTTCAACGGGTAGTGCGCCTGGCTTGATGATGACGTCTTGCCCGGATGCGACGGTTGCTTTGACGTTGTACGGTACGGCGACGCCGCTGATTTCGCGTCGGCCTGCACCCTTACCAGCAATGATGCTGATGTCGGTGGCATGGAATTTGATCATCGGTTTGCGATCCTCTCTTGCGTGTTTTCTTCAATGTTGACTTCTGATGGTTCATCCATTTTGTCGGCTGCGTATTCCTCTTCAAGGTATTCGTCGGCGTCGAATTCAACATAGGTGCCGCGCGGTAGCACGTTGTCCATTGACAAAGTGGCGGCGATCGCTTCGGCGTACAGTTTGACACCGAAAATGTAAAGGTCGGCGCGGGCCTGCTGTGCTGACTGGTACGAATACGATCCGGTGCTAACGCCGACAAGGTATGGCGGGACGTTGCCAAGGCGAGCTGCTTCAAGCGCTGAGTAGTTGGCGCTCTCAATCAACAGCATTTTGTCAGGGGTCATCGTGGTCGGTTCGTAGTTCAAATACTGGTTGAGCGCGGCCGTCTGATTGGTGGCTCGAGCTGCGTTGAATTGGGCAGCAATGTCGGTCAATTCTTGGGCCGACAATGGTTCGCCGTCGGTCTGCTTGAGGATGCCTGCGGGGATTGAGCTGCTGGCGTTGCGGTTGCGGGCCGCCTCAATTTTCAGCGCTGTTTCAATGGCGCCTGGTGCCGAGTAGATTAGGCCTTGGGTTGGGCTAAGGAATTGCACGAGGTTGGCGGGGTCGAGTTCGCCGCCGTTAAAGTACACCTGTTTGGATGGTGCGAACCACACCGGGCCGACCTGATCAGGCGTCGTAATTGACCCAGTTGGCAGACGGGTAAAGGATGCGGGGTAGCCATCGGCGGTGCGTGACGTGATGTACCAAAACGCGCGACCGTAGAAGAACAGGTCGTCAAATGTCCAAGCCATGATGTGCCCGTACGGCACGGTCGGGTCAGGTCGACGTAGCCATGACCGTGGCGCCAAATACACCTTGGTCATTTCTTCTTCAAGTTCGTTCCAAACTTCGTTGTACATCTTGAGTGGCATACAGCTGATGACGGATGCCATGAGGTCGCGCGCACGGTTGATCGCAGGCACCGAGATTGCGCGGTTGCGGGCTTCACCTTCCTGATAGGTGTAGTACTGGCCGATCATGTTTGGGCCTTGCGCGTTTGACGTGTAGCCGACAGCGGCCTGCACTTCAGCGACGGGGGTGGTGCTGATTGCGGCGGTCTTTTTAGCGAACAGGGCCATGCGTCAAGTGTGCCACAAGCGTTGAGCGTTTATGTGTACCCGCCCGCCGACACGATCCCGACGAAAGGCCGGGGCGGGTACGTTGCGATGCTACACGCTCACGATCATTGGGCGACCACTTTGAGCTGGTCGAGCGACCATCCCTGCGGCCCACACCATGCACCTGGCTAACTCGATCGGGCCGGGTGAGCGTTGCGACGACAACACCAGCGTGTTTTGTGTTTTGACCGCGACGGCGCGTTGCACATGTTCGGCAAGCATGGTTTCCCCGGTGTGCAACAGGCGGCCCTGGTTGATGAGGTCGCGTACGACAGGGGTGAGTTTGCCAAGTTCGGCGTAGCCGACGATGACGCGGCGACGCTCAAGGTTCGGCGGGCAAATGGCATCAATGCTGGGCGACATAGCAAACCTGACTGTCGGATCTGTGGCGACTTCAGCCAGTTTGTCGTAGAGCTCGCCGATCGTGTCGACGACGAACGCAATGGTGCAGACGGTGCGTCCGTCGGGCAGGTTGACGGCTCGTACGGCTGCGTATCGGCTGTCGTCCAGGCTTGCCTCAATGGCGATGATGCCGCCCATTGGGATCGGGCCGCGGTGTTCTAGTTCAGGCCAGCGTCCGGGTGCGATCCAGCCGCGGGCGACCGTGACCCACAAGTTGAGGCTGGCGCGTAGGAATGATGCGCGGTCAGGGTTTTCGCTTTCCTGCTGCAACGTGTCTAGGGTGAGGGTGTGGCCAATGGCGGGGTTGCCCCATGTCCACGATGCCGGGCTCATTGGGTCGACGTGCGGTGGTGGTGACCATTCCGCCATGTAGTTTACGGTGGGTTGCCCGCTGTCAATGGCGCGTAGACCATGCTCTCGCCAGCGTTGAAACAGTACCGATGCTTCTGTGCCGGCGGTTGACATGAACAGGGCGAACGGGTTTTTTCGGGCGCGCTGGGCTGGCATCAGACCGCCCTCGACGACTTCGGCGTCAACGTCAAAGAGTTCGTCAACGATCAGCAGGTCAATGCTCATTCCGTGGCCGGCGTTATGTTTAGCTGCTTTGATCCACCACGTTGTGCCGTCCGGCATGGTCACTTTATTGCGGCCATACGACCGCGACACATAGGCGCCGTATTTGTTTTCAAGAATGTCAGCCAGGTCGTCAAACACCATGACGGCCAAATCGAGGCGGTGCGCCACCGACACGATCGTCTGCTTTTCGCCCCTAATTTTCGGCATCTCCAACAGCCAAAACAGAATGACCGATTTGAGAATGATCGACTTACCGTTCTGACGGGCAACCGACCCCAACGCCGACCGATGCACCAACAGCCCCTCATCATCAAACATCAATGCCCGGTCAAGAAAATGCACCTGCCACGGCATCAACTCAAGACCAAGAGCGTCCTGAGCTATGTCCCCCACAAGCGGCCCAAACGATCCCGCCCCATCCGGGCTAATCGTCTCAAGCCTCGGCTGATCATGGCCAGTTGGCGCCAGTTCAGGCTGGTTCGGGCTGGTCTTGGGATATTTGACATTGGGGCTCGGGGTGATCTCGTTTGCGTGTAAAAATTCGTTTAATGCCTTTTCGCGATTGAGTTTTGCCGCGGCCAGTTTTTTGTTTCGATGTGTTGCGCCACGTGCAGCGTTGCAAGGTTTGCATGATGGTACGAGACCGTCGTTGTGTGTGCCTTCGCGGTCTACTTCAACGAGGTGGTCGGCTTCGGTTGCGGGTCGGCGTCTGCACCAATGGCAGATTGGGTTGTCGGCGAGTAGGGCTTTGCGGGCTTGCTGGTAGCCGGGTGATCGGTATTCTTTGCGGTTCATGTGGCTTGCTCCCGCCCTCGCGTTGCTCGGTTGGGCTGGCGCGGCGCGTTCGCGCCTTGCCCTCGAATTGTATGCGGGGCCGTTGTGTCGGGTTCAGGTTTGTGGCGCATTGTTTGTTATCAACTGTAGCCATCGACGTGGAGACAGACGGGTGTAATGCCCACCCCCTGGCTTGCCTCTACCCAGGTCCCACTTGCTACTTGCTGAACGTATCGCCTTGACGCTTTGCCCCGCCACCTTCGTGTTGCTGTTTTAGGGCGCGTCAATCTACCCCCGTTACCGGGTGTCATCCATCCACCGTGCGATCGGTTTAGGTCTGTGGTCGATCTAGTCGACGTTAATTTCGGTGCTGTACCAGTAGGCCTTGACCGCTTTACGCAGCGCCCACCGCAGGTATTTCAGCAGCTCATCCTTATGTGACTTTTCCATGTCGAGCGCGTTGACGCGCGCAATCATGTCGATCAGTTTGTCGGCTTGCTCAAGGCTCATTGCGTGTCCTTTTTGAGTGCGTCGATGACCCGGTTTGCTTCGGCGATCGTTAGGGCTTCGGGCACAGCTGCATCACTAGCAAGCACCTGTTGCACATAATTGAAAAGGCCCTCTTCATCGAGCGACAGTTTCTTTGCCAACGCTTTCATGTAGCCGACCTGCTTAGGGGTAGCTGCTTTAGATCCGCCGACGGTGGTGATGTATTCCGGCGCAACGGGCGGGGCATCCGATCCGGGCGCAAGGTTGCCCGCCCCCGCCCGCTGCACCTTCGCCATCTCCTGACGAGATGGCCTTTTGCCGTGCGTCGCGTAATCGCAATTAGCGAGCGCACGACCGATCGCAGACGTTTCACAGTTCTCAACGAATGATGTTCGGTTGACTGGGCTTGAGCCTTTGACTTCTTCGGCATAGCCAGTCGCGGTGGGTGTCGCCTGGCTGGCGTCGAAGTAGACCTCGGCGCGGAAAATGCAGCTGTCGCCGTCGTATGCCATCATCGCTGTCTCAATGCGTCCGGTCGGATGGTCTAACCAAAAGCGGGCTAAACGATCTTCAACGGTTTCGTAGTTGCTGAGGTCAAATGCCATTATGCGGCTGCCCATACGGTGAGGCGTTGGGCGTGATCATGTTGGCCGCCACGGTTGGCGTGGCGTACGGCGCCGGTGTTCACGATGGTGCGGCGTCGCACAGCTGCATTGAGCCGACCAGCAAGCCCTTTGGTGACGGGAAAGTGTTGACCGAGTTTGGCCCACACGTCGTCAGCGGTGAAATACCCGATCTCTCGTGCGCAGGCGTCGATGGCGGCGTCTACTTGGCGTTGCTGTGCGGGTGTCCACTTGGCGTCGGCGACCGCTTGGCTGATCTGCATCGCTTGCCCGTACGGGGTGGTTGGTTTGGCGGTTGGTACTCGACCGTCACAAACGAAATGGGTTCGGCCTTGAATGTCGGGCCATGCGATGACGCCTTTGCAGATGGTGCAGTTCACAGGTCGCCTGCTTCCCATGTTTCAAGATCGACGAGGCCACGAAACAGCTCTTCGGCGAGACGGACGGTTTCGGGATTTACCTGGTCGATCTGCTGATCATAAAACAGGTTGCGAAATGTTGACGCGCACGTGCGCCATTTGTCAATGCGATCTGACGTCATCATCGCGCTTTCTCCAATGCGGCAATCGCTTTGTCAATTGTCTCAATGTCGTACAGCGGTTCTGGGTCGCACAGGCTCATTGCGTTGCGGATGGTGCGTAGGCGTCGGATGACGTCGCTGTGCGGGTTGAAGATTGCGTCGACCAGTTGGTTGAGCGCTTCTAGTTGTTTTGCTGATGCTGAGGTCGGCTGAAAGTTGTCGGCCATCATTTGTCGGGTCTCCTTGCTGAGTGTGTCGTCGGGATCTATGTAGGGATGTTCTATCACAGGTGTGTCACGGTGCTGTGGCAGCCCACGGCCCCCATCCGGAATTGTTGTAGATAGCGAGCGCGGCCCGCAGGTTTGCCTCAGGAATAAACAGCTCGGCGCAATGATCGACG